AAAACCAGAAACAGCACCATTCGTTGAAAACAAATACAAAGACAAGTATAGTGATTTGTCTGTTTTCGTCGTAACCAGTATTAAGAATCCTAAAGTCGAGTTTGTGTTTAGAGATGCTTGGCCTGTGGCTATTTCACAAATTCCCTTTGATACGACACAAATTGATTCATCGCAGTTGACAGCAACTGCGTTCTTCGCATATACTTACTTCGATATAATTAGAGTGGACGGTCAAGACACAACGAAGTATTAAGGATATTCAATGACAGAAACTATTGACAGCTGTTGGAAAAAAGACAGCGTGATTGATATGACTGAACTTGGCGCTGAAAGTATTAAAACACATCAACTCCATTCAAAATATCTTTCATTTTTGATTGATGCACAAAATCAGTATAGAGAAGCCAAATCTAAGTACAACATTATCAAAAAGTTGAAAACAGATTTGCTACTGGGGAGACTAGATCGCCAAACGATGAAATCGTATGGTTGGGAACCTAGTCCTGTCAGAATTGTTCGAACAGAGCTAGATGAACATTTAGAAGCAGACACTGATGTCATTACTGCACAACAAAAAATGGAGCAAATGCAGCAAACAGTCAAGACACTTGAATCGATTATTCAAGCTATAAATGGAAGAGGGTATCTAATTAAAAATGCTTTGGATTGGTTAAGATTTACAAATGGACAATAACGTCATCCTACAAAAAGTAAACGAAAGCTTTTATAAGGTAGAAGCAACAGAAGATGTCCTTCGCTCGCTTTCGGACCATTTTTGTTTTGAGGTTGACAATATACAATTCATGAGAAAGAAGAATCCAAAACTAAAATATTGGGATGGCAAGGTTAGGCTGTTTAAACACAAATCAAAGCTACTACCTCAAGGACTTCTTGATCTTGCGCTTGAATGGCTAACAGATAAAAATTATACCTACCAAATTATAAGAGATGAGCAAACTGAATATAAATTTGATGAACAATTATACACAAAATTAGTTACAGAAGCTGGCTTGTCTTTTGCAGAAGATCAAAAAAGAGCAATTAAACATTGCATTGAACATCGTACTTGCTTGCTCGTTTCGCCAACGTCAAGTGGCAAATCCTTCATTATTTACAACATTATATCTCATGTAAAAAAACCCAGCCTAATTATTGTTCCTACAATTCAGCTAACAGACCAGATGGAAAAGGACTTTAGACAATATGGCTTCAAAGGATCCATCTACAAACTATGCTATGGAGAACAAAGAGATATAGATGTTGGAGATGAAGATTGCGTAGTAGGAACATGGCAAACATTATGCAAACTACCAGAATCATTCTTTGAGCAATTTCATGTTTGTATAGGAGACGAGGCTCATGAGTACGAGGCTAAGAATGTGTCTTCTGTTGTGCAGTCTTGTATCAATGCGTACTATAAGATAGGAACAACAGGAACAATAAAAGGTGCAAAGATGCACCAATGGATATTACAAGGCTTGTTTGGGCCGATTTATCAAGCAATCACCACGAAGCAATTGATTGAAAATAAAAGAGTATCTGACCTAAAAATAATTATTATGGTGCTAAAATATTCAGATGATATAAAGGCATCGTTCTGGTTAAATAGAATTACATATAATGATGAACTTAGTTTTTTGTTTGATCTCCATCAACGAAACTTGTTTATACGTGGTCTTGTAAAAACATTACAAAACAACTGTTTAGTGATGTTTAAATACAAAGAAGCACACGGAGTGCCACTTTATGAAAAAATACTTGCTGACAATCCTACCAAGCAAGTATTTTATGTTGATGGTGACACACAAAGAGCTGACAGAGAAAAACTAAGGGAAGCATTTGAACATTCTTCAAACTGCATAGGAGTAACATCATTAGGAACGTTCAGTAGAGGAATCAACATTAAAAATTTGCATCACCTAGTTTTTGCAACTCTATTGAAAGCAGAAATAACAACGCTTCAATCTATTGGTAGAGCGTTGAGATTGCATGAATCTAAAAAACAAGCTGTTTTATGGGACATAGTGGACGATATGACACAAAAAGGAAAACACAATGCAGCTATGGAACATTTTCAACAAAGGCTGGCAACGTATACAGCAGCTGGTTTCGAATACGAAATCCGAGAATACAATATCTTCTAGTTCACAATCTACATCATCTAACGTATCATTAGTATTTATTACGAGTGAAGGTATTGGGCTAGGAATTATCGGACAAGTTGTTTTGGAGACAAAAGAAAAGTTATACATGAACAATCCAAAACTTTTGTCTTCTTCCTCTTCTGGAACACATGAGCATATTACAATGCTAGATTGGAGTACAGCGATTGAACAAGATCATCCTATAGAAATTAACAATTCAAAAATTGTGTACAGATGTACACCTGCACAACAAATTGTTACTACGTACAATATTCTAAATGCTAAAAATCAAGCAGTAATGGAAAACAATAAAGAAATGATGGCACCTCCTCCTTTAACACAAGAAGAACTTATTTTTAGAGCTCTGGCTATAAAAACTTTCACAAATCCTACGGTTCACTAAATGGGTAAATCGACATTACAGAGAAACAAATCAAAAAAACCGGTACACTACGTTAACAACCAGCAGTTGTTTGAGGAAATGAAAGCCTACAAAGACAAAGTGAAATTGTGGAAAGAAAGCACAGATAATATTGAGGATAAACAATATGCCCTACAATCAAAACCTGTGGTCCCACTGTATGTTGCACAATCATTGCTAGCTATTGCAGAACGTCTTTCCTACACGCCTAGTTTTGCTGGATATCCATTTAGAGAAGATATGATCGGTGATGGGGTTGCAAACTGTATTGAATACATAGACAACTTTAATGCGGATAAATATAAGAATCCTTTTTCGTATTTTACGCAAATAATCTATTTTGCATTTATACGAAAAATTAAAAAAGAGCAAAAAGCAACATCGATTAAAATCAAAGCGTTTGATCAATTGATACTAGAGCTCGAACTTGAAGGTATGTCTTCGGAATTACAATCTGTCAAACCAACATTAGCAACAAAGAAAAACAAGATTGAGGTTTAATATGTCGCAAATACAACTTCCAAAGCAATTCACTGGTGTTCCTCCAATTATACAGCAGTTGGTAGAAACTGTTGCGTCGGAAGGATCATGGGCAACAACTAGATTCAATGCGAAGCAAACTCTTATTAACACAAGAGACTGTATCAATTGGGCACTTGATAAGTATATGCTCACCGAAAATACTAAGTCTAAAAAGCATCGTTAATAACATCTTGTTCAAGAAAGGAGAATCACCAAATGGCAAAACTGTCCATTCTGGGTGATACCCACTTTCGGTTGTCGAAATGACAACCGAATAATAGCGGAACACCAAGCTAAATTTTTTAATGAAGTGTTCTTTCCTTATCTAAAAAAGAACAACATCCAAACTGTTATTCAGTTAGGAGACCTTGTAGATAGAAGGAAATACATTAACTACCATACTCTTCATAATATGAAGCAAAACCTATTCTCTCCGTTGCAAACGGAGGATGGGTTTATTGAATTTCATGGCTTTCCAGGAAATCATGATATTGCACAAAAAGAATCTGTTAAAATTAACAGTCTAGATCAACTATTCTCTGTTCCTGGTATACCCTCCCAGCAACATATTTTTTGGTATCAAGAACCTCAAACAATTAAGATTGGGGGAATTGACATTCTTGTTTTGCCATGGATCTGTGAAGAAAATCAAGCAAAGGCGTTTGAACAGATAAAGAAGACAAAAGCAAAAATATGTCTTGGTCATTTAGAAATTATTGGCTTTGACATGTATGGAGGAACTATAGCAGAAACAGGGTTGAATCAATCGATTTTTTCAAAATTTGATCTTGTAATCTCCGGTCATTTTCATTCAGCACAAAGAAAGGGTAATATACTCTATACGGGAACGCCGTATGAAATGGCTTGGTCAGATTGGAATGATCCTAAAGGATTTTGGATTCTTGATACAGAAACCCTTGACATTGAAATGATTCCAAACCCCTACACACTCCACAGTAAAATCTTTTACAATGATCTTAGACCAGATTTCAAAAAATGGATTAATCAACCATTTACAGATGTAAAAGACAAATTTGTAAAAATTATAGTTGAGCAAAGAAACAATGTGAAAACATTCAACAAATTTGTAGAGAAAATAGAGATGAAAGGGGCTCTGTCGGTACACATTGTTGAATTACCTCTCAACATGAAAATAGCAGAGGACTCAAAACTAGAAAATATACAACAAGTTGATATGTTTGACATTATTGTTTCTGTTGTCAAACAAAACAACGTCCCAAATCAAGATAGAGTGGTTGAATTAATGAAGGAACTTTATGATGAGGCAACCCATACATCATGATTAATTATACAAAAATTAGGTTCAAAAACTTCCTCGCTACAGGAAATTACTTTACAGAAATATCTCTCGATCGACCAGGAATTACGTTGATCGTTGGTCAAAACGGTAGTGGTAAAACTACTATACTTGACGCTATCACTTTTGCCTTGTTTGGCAGAGCTTTTAGAAACATCAACAAGCCTCAAATTGTCAATTCAATCAACAAAAAAGATTGTATTGTTGAACTCGAGTTCAATGTTGGAGAGTCATCATACTTAGTTCGACGTGGTGTTAAACCGTCTGTGTTCGACGTCGTCAAAGACGGAAAATCATTGATGGAGCATCTAGTCAACAATATTGATCAACAATCGTGGTTTGAATCGAACGTTCTTAATGGTCTGAATTTTAAGACATTTTCACAAATTGTTGTTTTATCAGCAACAAACTATGTGTCATTTTTGAATCTTCCTGCTGCTTCACGTAGACAGTTTGTTGAAGACATTCTTCAACTGCGAAATTTTTCAACTATGAATGTGATAGCTAAAAAGAAAGCAGCAATGCTATTAGAGCAAATCAGAGACAATCAGAGCAACATTGAATTGAATACAAGACTGATTGAAAACATTAAAATTATGAACGAAGAAGCTTCTGAAAACAATAAAGATATAGCAAAGCAAAAAGTAGAGCAAGCCGTTGAAATTGAAAATCAAAAAAAGGAGTTTGAACTACAGTTAAAGCAAATTGAACAGTCATTAGCTGAACTTCCTATTGACATCATTCATAGCTCACAAAACGCAGCAAAACAGCTACAATTAGATGTTAACAAAATCCAAGCCCGAGCACAATACAAAATCAGTCAGATCAATGATCAAATTAAATTCTTTGAAAACAACGATGTGTGTCCTACATGTTCTCAACACATAACTACAGAATTCAAACAAGAAACAACACAAAATCTGATAGAACAACAGCAACAACAAAATGAGCTGTTGCAAAAAAGTGAAAAAGCAAATGAAAGTATAAAACAAAAAATAGATAATCTCGAGCAACAAAATGAACAGATAAAAACTCTACAACAAAACAAAGCAAAAATTAAATCTGATATTCAAATCTTCTCAAGAAGAATTCAAGAGATTCAACAAGAAGTAACTTCTTTAATCAAACAACAAAAAAGTCATAATACTGAACGTCTCGAAGTATTAAACCAAGAGCTATCGGTATTAATATCAACTAAAGATGACTTAATGGAGAAGCAACATATCATCGAAACAGCTCTACAATTATTAAGAGACGATGGAATCAAAGCAGAGATAATTAAACAATACGTTCCAATCATCAATAACTTTGTTAGCCATTACTTGAACTCTCTTGATTACTATATTGGATTTGAGTTCAATGAAAACTTCGAAGAAGTAATATCTGATCATCACATGGAACAATTCAGTTATAGTTCATTCTCCCAAGGAGAAAAGGCAAGAATAGATTTAGCACTGCTGTTCGCTTGGAGAGAAGTAGCATCACTTCGAAACTCTGTAAAAACTAATCTACTAATTATGGACGAAGTTCTCGATGGTTCGATGGATGTTGTTGGCATAGAACTTTTGTTTGACACGTTGTCCAAGATAGAATCATCGATTATTATCATCTCTCATAGAGAAGTTTTCATAGATAAAATACCCAATACAATTAAATTTGAAAAACATGGAAACTTCAGTAAGGTGTTGCAATATGAAGGTTGACATAGACAGAACAAACTCTATTTTACAAGCTGGAACACCAGAGTATGATTTTGAAAAGCCACCTATTGATCCGATAGAGTTAGCAACCCAGTTGGTTGAGTGTATGAGAGTAAATAAAGGTATTGGGCTTGCTGCACCTCAGGTTGGTTTACCATATAGAGTGTTCTGTATGGAAAATGAATTACCAATCGTCTGCTTCAACCCTAAAATTGTTTATACGTCTCAAAATTTTATTGAGATGGAAGAAGGATGTTTATCATACCCTGGACTAATGCTGAAAGTTAGCAGACCAGAAACGATCCGTGTAAGATTCCAGACACCATACGGTAAAATAATCACAGACAAATATTCAGGGCTATCAGCAAGAGTATTTCAACATGAGCTTGACCATTTAGATGGTATCTGCTTTACTGACAAAGTCTCGAGACTAAAACTCGATGTTGCTAAACGTAAACAACAAAAATTAGAAAGAAAATTTGCAAATGGAATTATTGAATAAAACAAACTCTCTAGTTTCAAAAGCATATGAGGGAGTATATACGTACAGTGAAATATTCCACTCAATTCAAGGAGAGGGAAAGCATACTGGTAGAAATACAGTATGGCTACGATTGTTTGGATGCAACCTTAACTGTAGTGGTTTTGGTCAAGTAAATCCTACTGATCCTTCTAGTTGGGATCTGCCTTATCTAAACGTAGATCTATCTACGATTACAGAAGTAGAACAACTTCCTGTTTTTGAGCGAGGCTGTGATACATCTTACTCGTGGTCAAAGCGTTTCAGACATTTAATGAGAACAGGAACAACAGAAGAAATCTGTGAACGGTTAATACAAAAGATTACAAATCAATATAATCCAAATGGACTGTTTGTGAACGGTAGTCGACAAGTTGACCTATGTTTTACGGGGGGAGAACCGTTACTACCACATTCACAACACACCATAGAAGAAATCATTAATCATCTTATTGCAATTAATAACTGTCCAAGTTTAGTAACAGTTGAAACAAACGGTACTCAATTATTAGAAGAAGACTTTTACGGTAGAATCAGTCAATGGTGGATGGATACTGTTGATTTGTTTCTTAGTGTATCACCTAAATTATTCACTGTTAGTGGAGAACGGCCAGAAAAAGCCATTCGTCCAGACGTTCTACAACAATACTCAGAGTTTAATGGTCAATTTAAATTTGTTGTTAGCGGTTCAAAAGAAAGCTGGGACGAGCTAGACTCTGTACTTGAAGTCCTTCAATCAAATGAACGGCTGAAAGAATGGCCTGTTTATATTATGAAGGTTGGAGGAACACTAGAGGGTCAGCAAGGAAGTATTACTGGACATCCATTATCTGAACAAGAGTTTGTTGGAGAAGTATTGAAAAGAGGCTTCCATTACTCACCAAGAGTACACATCAATGTTTGGGGTAACGTAGTAGGATCATAATGATGAATGTAATACACTACAATCAACTGCAGTTTTATACTGATTGTTTAAATGTTGCAACGCAGATGAGCAAGGAAAGATTTTTTCCTGACTTTTGGTTTGCCCTTGATCGTGGAGGAGTGATACCTGCAGCGACGATAAGAAGGCTTTTACAAGAAATTGTGCCAGATTTGAAATCGCTGTGTTCAGATTTGTTTTATGTTTTACCAAAAGGTACAAATACTGTACCAGGTATCAGAGGATTATATGTGCCATTTTCATCATTTGATTATACAAACAGTAAGGTTATCATTATTGACGATATCTGTGATTCAGGATTTCAGTTCTCAAATATTGATAAGGATTCATTTGAGGGTGCTGAGGATGTAAAATTTTGTTCGTTAATTCACAATGTATCCAATCAATATAATGTTGACGTTCAATACTATGGTTCTAAAATAGATAAGAAAAACAAGATTGAAGATAATGGTTGGTACCAATTTTGGTGGGAATTTGACTCGTTGCCATTCTTACAAAACAACATACTAGCTAAATAGTTTCTTTCATAGTTAGAGATTCGATATGGCCCAGTATAGCACACTAACCGATCAGTTACTACCTTCCAACAAAACAATTCATGAAGTGGTGATGCTATCTGATAAAATTACAGCATCTGGTACAGCTGGAGATGCATTTAGTAGGTTTAGAATTTCAAATCCTTTTACTTTGTTTGATTCTCAGAACAGACATTTTGAAAATAGCAAATGGGCAACTTCAAATACAGCAAGTTCTAACACTGAATATAAAACTAACGAATCATCAGTATATTTAAATGTTGGAACGGGTAGTGGTAATAAAGTAATTAGAGAGACAACAAAGGTATTTGCTTATCAACCAGGCAAATCATTATTAGTTTTGAACTCATTTGTGATGAACGAGCAAAAAACAAACCTAAGACAAAGAGTTGGTTATTTCTCAGAACAAAATGGTGTCTACTTTGAAAATGATGGAACTGGAAATTACTTTGTTTTGAGGTCATTTGTTAGTGGATCTGTTGTGAACACAAGAGTTGCTCAAGCAAACTGGAACGGCGATAAGTTCAACGGCACAGGATATTCGGCACAAAATTCTGGTATAGAATACCAAAATGGAATCAATATAACCAAAGGAAATATACTTTGGATGGATATTGAATGGCTTGGTGTTGGTGATGTTCGTTGTGGGTTTGTTGTTGATGGAAAATTTGTTATTGCTCATACGTTTCATAATGATAATGTTAGCACGGCAGCATACATGACAACAGCTTGCCTGCCTTTGAGGTATGAAATTGAGAATACAGGTGTTACACAATCCGCTTCGACACTAAAACAAATATGTTCATCGGTTATTTCAGAAGGAGGCTATGAACTATATGGAAGACCAAGGACAGTTGGCCTACAGCCAACACCAGGAGTTAGTCTAGCCACAGCAGGAACATATTATCCTCTTTTATCTATTAGGTTGAACCCGGATTATCCGGATTCAATCGTTGTTCCTAAACACCTAGATATTTTGCCAATATCAGCTTCTAACTACCGATATAAAATTATTCAGAACGCAACTTTGACTGGTGCTACATGGGCAAACGTTAGCTCTGATTCAACAGTACAATATGATTCAAACACTTTAACTATAATCTCAGGGGGTGTCGATTTGCATTCTGCGTATATTACATCGACAAACCAAGCAAAAGGTACAGTATCATTTGCAGATTCTATATTCAGATTTCAGCTTGAACGAAACCGTCTAGCAAACACGACAACACCTCTAACAATTGCAATTACATCAAGTACAAACTCATGCAATTGTGCTGGTTCTCTTTCTTGGGAAGAGGTTGTATAGTAATAAAAATAATAATGGAGAAATGTATGAGTTATAGTCCAAAGTACGTATCAACTAAAACGTATTCTCATCTAGGACCTGTAGCATACAGACAGTGGCGCGCCGTTCTTCATTAAAAATCTAATTAACTACATAACCGTGTAGAAGTTACAAACACGGATATTAAAAATGAATTACACAGTAAAACCAATTGAACACTATATTGAAAAACATGGTGTTGAAAAGGGAACAATAATATGGAAAACCGAAAAAAAGAAAGCGGAAAAGTACAACAGTCAGCCGTATAAAAGATTAACAAAAGAATGGTTTTTGTGGCGATATGGAGAGAATGAGGGTAAAACTAAATTTGAAAAACATGTTAATAAGTCTAAACAATCTTTAGAAAATTTTATTCGTAGATACGGTGAGGAAAAAGGAAGACTAAAATATCAAGAGTGTATGGCTAAGAAAAATACTGGTTCTCTAGAATCGGTATTGAAAGTAAAACCAAATATAACTATATCTGAAGCAAAGAACATTATAAAGGATAGGTATACCAAAGTAGCCATTTCAAACTCTAAAAGACGGTCAACCTTTAGCGATGAAAAGAAAGCAGCAATTTGCGATAAATCGAAAAAAACAAAAGCTGAAAGATACAACGGTGCGATCTCTAGTATCAATATTTTAAGATATAAATATAGTGAAGATAGTAAAGAAGTTAAGGATTACAAAAGAAAACTTTTTCCTACAGTTCCAGGACAAGCTAGTAAACCTTGTTTAGATATTATTTTAAAAATTTTAAACAATCTTCAATACTCCAATTCTTTGACAATATACTATGGAGATTTAAAAAACGGCAAATCAGAGTATAAAATCTGGTCAGAAGTATATGAAAGAGGATTTATGTATGATTTTGTAGTATGTAAAAACGATACACCCATATTGGTGATGGAATATGATGGAGCAGCGTTTCACCCTACTCTTGAAGAGGCAGCAACAGAGCCTAATAAAAAAATGGCTAGCGGAAAATCTGCAAGATACCAATACAACATTGACAACATTAAAAAATCGATTGTATATAAACTTAATGCTAAGTTGTTTATAATAAGAAGCGATGACAACGAAGAAATAGTTCAATACCAAATTAATCAAATTAGGAGTATTATTGAAAATGCTTAGATCTACTAAAAAATTTGGCCCAATTACTACATCACACAGAAATTGGCGCGCCGCCGAAAATCCAAACAGAAACTCGAGAAAATGCTCTTGGTGTCATGGTTACAGTCGATACATTCAGTTTATTTTTGATGGTGAGCCTGACGAAAGAGGCTGGGTGTATGACTTTGGTGATCTTAAATTTGTAAAAGAGTGGCTAGAAGAAAATTGGGATCATAAAACACTTGTATCTTCCGATGACCCTAAACTCGATCTTCTAAAACAGATGGATAGAGAAGAAGTTATCCAACTAACAATTATTCCGGCAAAAGATGGCTGGGGCCCTGGAATTGAGGGATGTTGTAAATGGGTTTACGATGTTATTAATCCATTAATCGTAGAAAAAACTAATGGCAGAGTTAGAATCTGTAAAGTTGAAATTTGGGAGCATGAATTTAACACAGCAAGTTATACACCTTCTGACTTTTAGGATAGTAAATATATCCATATCAATCTGTATTTTCTAAAAGATTACGGGTGGTCTCCACGCGTGTGGTGTACTAGAGTAGAAGTACGAGAGACTCCTTCTAACATGGCGTACAGACAAGGTTATAGAGATTTAGATTAACACAAGCAGGATACTATGATTAATAACATTGACTACAGCTCTAAAATGCCAGACTTGATCTTCAAGTATGATGAAGATTACTATCCTTCTGATGAAGAACTACCAGATCCACAAATAAATCCAATTCTACCAGGAGCAAGAGTCCCACTTAGGAAAGTGGGTATTGCTCCTGTTGATTTACCAATCCAAGTACCTAGAAGAGACGGAACAACGCAACTATTGCAATCAAAAGCGTCTCTTTACTGTTCGTTAGATGATCCTTATGCAAAAGGATTGAATCTCTCACGACTTTATTTGATTATGCATGATACAATTGAGAACCGATTGTCGAATGATGGAATTGCTCAAGCGCTAAAAACATTAGCAGATAAACAAAATTCATCTAACGCATATTGTAAACTAAAATTTAAATATCCTTGGGAGCAAAAGGCTCTTAGGTCAAGAGATCGATATCAACAATTGCTGAAAGGTCATATAGCTTATGACGTTGAACTAGAAGGTAGATACTGTAATGGAAGCTATAGGTTTTTTCTTGAAGTGGCTTATGTTTATTCTTCAACATGCCCATGTAGTTTTGAGCTTGCGCATGACGCAACTTCAAAAAGATCTGCAGCAGCGAATGCTCACAGTCAAAGATCGATTGCAAAGGTAAAAATCGAATACGATCCACTCAATATCGTATGGATTGAAGATGTTGTTGAACTATGCAGAAAACTGATTCCTACAGAAGTACAGATTGTTGTTAAAAGAAGAGACGAACAAGCGTTTGCTGAGTTGAATGGTAGTAATCTTTTATTCTCTGAAGATGCGTGCCGCATTTTGTACCAAGGACTGGATCAATGGTATGATCAAGGTAGGATCTCTGACTTTTCGATTTCCATTCAACACTGCGAATCACTTCACCCCTGGGAAGCCATAGCAGTAGCATCTAAGTTTGATCCAGCGGAAAGACCGGGTTGTTTAGTGTAGGAAAATACAATGAGCAAATTGCTTGCAGAACAAAGAGGATGTACTACCATTGTAGGAAATGATGAAGCAATACATCTCCACTACATAAACACACAAACGTATAACGAATTCACTATTTTTTATGAAAAAGAAACTAACCCGAACCATTTGAACCTTGTAATTGAAGGTGTGATGGAAGATGGCGAAAGAAAACAAATAACATGGACGTTTGACCCTTATGCTTTGATAGAGTCAATTACAAAAATAGTCCGTGCATCAAAACAAATAAACCAGGAGTCGTTTTTATGAGTAAAACTGTGTTCGTACCATTCTGTACATCAGTAGCATGTTCTTTTGATATTGAGGGTATCCATCAATTCTCAAACGTTTGTGAACAGCTACAACTAAAGACAAAACAAGAAACAGTTAGAGACATGATGGAAGATGTTTCATTTCTAAAGCATCCCCATAGACATAAATTCCACTTCACATTTTCGTGTGAAGTCAATCATGATGATAGAGACGTAGAATTCATAAGACTCGGCAGGCTACTCAAAGTTCAAATGCTTGCAAAGTATCCAATTGTACCAGACTTATATGGTTGCTCATATTTTGGAAACAAAAGTTGTGAAATGCTAGCAAAGGAAGTTATTGATATCTTTAATGAACTGTATCCTGATTATGAAGGGCTGGTTGAGTGTGCTGTTTCTGAAGATGGTGAGAATGAAGGACGTGTTTATGGTATGCTTAGTAAGGAACTAGCAAATGGTTGATAGTATAAACTTTGCGCACATTATGCCATGGGCATATCTAACAAATTTTACGAGGTACAATAGTGCAGAGCTTGTTTTAGCTCATGTAGCTGAAGAAAATCTTTCTTACCGGAAATGGTATAAAGAAACCACAAATGTTCGTTACAACAAAATGAACAATGATTGGTATACGGTAAAAAGAATCATGGATAATGGGGCGTTCGAACTAGGGGAATCTATGGATCCTGAACGGTTATGCTCACTAGGGAAAACCGTACAAGCAACACACATTGTTCTTCCTGATTATCCAGGAGAGGAGTCTAAAAAAACCTTCAATGCCGCAAGACAGTGGGCTTCTCTGTTTAAGTATGAGGGTTTTAAAACAGTATTTGTTCCTCAAAGTACAGTTGGTGATCTTGAAGATTATGACAGGTCTGTTCGGAACGGTCTTGATCTTTATTTTGGTGGACTAGTTGACGAACTTGCCTTTTCCATTATTGGTGTTCCTAATGCATATAATTGCTATAAAAACAAGCGTCAGCGTTCGTTTGCAAGATGGCATTATCTGTCTACTTTACCAAAAAGACAGAAGCAGCTATTTGAAGAACTGACAAACGACTCAAACAGACCACCAATTCATATGCTTGGCCTACTTGATGGACCAAATGAAATCAGATTGATTAAGCAATTAATATCCCTACCTGAACACAACTATAATGTTGTGTCGTGGGACTCATCTGCAGCCGTTTGGTATGGGTGTAATGGTATCGAGTTCGATCAGTCTCCTACTGGTTATGTTGATGGTAAATACGAAAATCCAGTAGATTTTAACTTTTATAACTCATCATATTCAATAGTTGATAGATGTGTATCCAACATGACTTATATTAATAATCTTTGTAAAGAAAATTGGGAGACAAAAAATGATTATTCATTCATGGTCAATGATTAGTGAATGTAATGCAGGACAAATTGAAGAATCGTGTAAACAACAAAATGCAACAGACTTCACCTGCGACGCTGTTCAATTACCCGTACTCCAAGGGGGGTTGGAGAGGGCTCAAATCCTAAAGGATAAAACCATCCATCGTCAGTTTAGTGATGTTAGCACTATTTCTATGACAAATGACCTTTCGGGCGAAACTGTTACGGGTTGGAAACTAGATAAAGGGTACTATAGAACTGAATCAAAGCTATGGGTTAGAATTCCAGAAAATACAGTGGGTTGGGTTGTTCAGCGTTCGTCGCTAAATAGAAATGGCGTTGTTGTTATGGGTTCGCTATATGATAGCGGATATTATGGTCCAATTGCATCGACAATATACGTGTTTAATCCATACGGAATATTCATTGAACAAGGTGCTAGAATTGGCCAATTTGTTTTAGCCCAAGCAGAAATGCTAAGTCTCTATAATGGTCAATATCAAAACGTAGAAAGAAAGTAGCACAATGGAAAACGACGATACAGCTCCTCCAGGATGGTTTTATAAAGACGGTACTGAAACCATCGTTAATAAAGAAAAAATAATTAGGACTACTGCAATTTTGGAAACACTAAAAACATTGATCGAGCGAGTAGAATCAAACGAGTACACAATTAATGACATTAATAGAATATACATGCAAATTCAGCAACTAAAATTTGATTAATAAGGAAAGCATGATGAATATTGAAGTCCCATGGGAAGAAATGCGAAAAAGAAGCTTGTTTGTGGCAACACCAATGTATGGTGGTGTTTGCCATGGTTCTTTTGCGAGCGCAATGATTACACTTGCCGTTGAGTGTGCTCGAGCTGGAATTGAGCTTCAGTTTTATACTCTACACAATGAATCATTGATTACTAGAGGTAGAAATTATTGTGCTGATGAGTTTGTTCGCAGTGGCAAAACCCACATGCTGTTTATCGACTCTGACATTACGTTCGATCCAAAAGATGTATTCACCCTTCTAGCTTTGTCAGACCCTTTTGATGAACAAAATGAATATGATGTTATTGGTGCTGCATATCCTAAAAAATCTATTTCTTGGGAAAAAATTTCTCAGGCTGTAAATGCAGGATATGCAGACACCAATCCCAATGAACTTGAACGGTTTGTTGGAGACTTTGTCTTCAATCCAAAGTCCGGAATGACATCTATAAACATTGGTGAGCCTTGTGAAGTGAGGGAACTTGGAACCGGTTTCATGATGATCAAAAGAAATACGTTTCTTAAGATTAATGAAAAATTTCCAGACCTTTTGTATAAACCAGATCATGCGAGAACACAACATTTTGATGGTTCACGTGAAATCATGGCTTACTTCGATTGCTACGTTGAGAACAAATGGAACAACATTATTGAGGAAGCTAAACAGTATGTCGACAAAAATCCATCTGCAAAACTAGTGGACTTTGTTAATTACATTAGCGATCCAGTTCTAGGAAATGAAAACTATTCAAAACGATATCTCAGCGAAGACTATCAGTTTTGTTATACAGTACAAAAAACTCCAATCACAGAAACAAGACTAGGGAAAGTATGGATGTGTCCTTGGATGAAGCTACAGCATGCTGGCACGTACATCTTTGGAGGTTCGATAGCAGATCTAGCACAGCTAGGTGCAGCCTTGACCGTTGACCCTTCTAAAATCACAAAGCGATAATGTCTCAATATGTATTGGAGAAATTTTATTATGACTACAAAAGGGATTCAACAACAAGAAGATCAGGAACTGTTTTCTGACACATTTAGAGAAAACTATCCTAAACTTTTGCAGAACTTGAATGCTTTTCTTGAACAGGCTACAGGATCTAAGCATCACTACACAGCACACAATATTCAAACAGTAGATGTGTGGGATAGCTTAGGGTCCATTGAAACAACAGCTAGAGATACAGCTATAAAGTATTTAATGAGATACGGCAAGAAAGATGGTAAAAATGTTAATGACTTGCTAAAAGCGATTCATTACATCCTAATGATTGTTTCTAAAAACCATAGCCGATAAGGCGGTAATTTATAATGATTTTAAGTGATGCGACTATTGAAGTTCTACAGAACTTCTCTGCTATTAATCCGTCTATGGTACTCGAATGGTCGGGTACTGTTGGAGTTGTGGCACAACAAGGTAACGTTATTGCAATAGCTGAGGTACCTGAACGTTATCCATACAAATGGAGTATCTATGATGTACCTCAGCTATTGAGCTCCATTAAAGTAATGGATAAAGCTGCAACAGCTGAGTGTTTTTCTGATCATGTTGTTTTTAAACACGCAAGAACAGCATTGAAGTACAAGTTTACAGAACCATCCCTAATCAAAACAATACAAAACAAAACTGGTGCTGTTAAAGGTCCGGTTTTCAACGGTTATTTGAAATGGGAAGAGCTTCAGCAGCTGTTTAAGGCAGCCATGTTGTTGAGAAACACACACGTAACGATTTCTGTTAATCAGTACAACAATTCAGCAACGCTTATGTCAACAACAGCCAATAATCCAGCAACTAATCAATTTTCAATTGATATACCAATCGTTGAGTTGATTGATCCATTAAAAGCTCAAGAACAAAGTCTATTCAAGATTGAATATTTCAATCTACTGAAGAACGAATACAAGGTTTGTTTGGCTGAAAGATGTTTGTATCTTGAAAGCGTTGATGGTAAAGTAAAGTACTGGATTGGCAAAGAGAAGCAGTAGAGATATATGATGAAAAATTGGGTTTGGACGGAACGTTATAGGCCTCAAAACATTAACAGTTGTGTGTTACCGGAAAGGTTGAAGACTGAGTTTACAAACATAGTTAAATCTGACACAGTACCTAACTTAATCTTAAATGGTCCACCTGGTATTGGAAAGACAACAGTTGCAAGAGCATTAGCTAATGAGATGAATGCTGAGGTATTAGAGATTAATGCCTCAATGTATGGCAACATTGATACACTAAGAACCGATATTCAACAGTTCTCTTCTACTATTTCGATCATGCACGATCGAAAGGTTGTGATATTGGATGAAGCAGACTATCTTAATCCTAATTCAACACAACCAGCTCTAAGAAACTTTATGGAGCAATTCCATAACGTACTGTTTATTTTTACATGCAACTACCTTAATAAGATTATTGAGCCATTGCAATCAAGAACATCAATTGTTGACTTCAAGTTCTCCCTTGAGGAAAGAAAACAAATGATGGTCGATATGCTCAAGGTAATTAAGAAAATATTTAACGATAACCCTGACATTACAGTCGATTGGAATGTCGTAATTGTTATTCTAAAAAAGCACTTTCCAGATTTTCGTAAAATTATCAATGAGTTACAGAGGTACTCTGTAGCCTTTGGACAGATTGATACAGGTCTGCTAGCACAAATTGATAATAATCGTTTATCACAATTGATTGAATATATTCGTTCAAACCAATTCTCTCAAATGAGAAAGTGGTGCGGAGAAAACGTTGATGTTGTAACTGATACCAGCTTCTACACCTTATTGTACAATAACCTCAAAGAAGCTGTAACAGATAGCTCGATACCGTTACTGATTATGGCAATTGCAGACTATCAATACAAACACGCGTTTTGCGTTGATAAAGAAATCAATGCTTGTGCATGTATTTGTGCAATCATGACAACGGTAGAATATCGATGAACGTTTTTGATTTTGTTAATGACATTTTGACAAACAAGAGATATTTGTTTGACGATGAAACGCGAAAGCAGTATGTTCCATTTGTTGTAAACAAAGCTATGTCGTTCAGTCCAGATACAATTCTATTGGCTAACTTTATTAATACGAATAGTCACCTCGATCTGGAACTACAACATGACATGTATTGGTACACCCTCAAAAAGCGACCAAAACGGTTTCAGAAATGGCCTCAAAAGAATCTGAAAAACCTAAATATTATCATGAGAGTTTATCAGTGCAGTGAAAAAAAGGCTCTGGAGATTCAAAAGATATTAACAGAAGAACAATTGGCCATACTTGATAATATTGAGGAAACGTTTGAGAATGCAACCAGAACAAGTACAAAAAGTTCTAAGTGACTTTGTTGAAATTAGACTAAACGATGAAGATGGCTTTCTCAAAATCAGAGAAACTCTTACTCGTATGGGTGTAGCTTCTAAGAATCAAAAAATACTATATCAATCTTGTCATATTCTCCATAAACAAGATAGGTATTATGTTGTTCACTTCAAGGAACTGTTTAAGCTAGACGGTAGGAATACAGATATCAGTCAAGAGGATATCGCAAGACGTAATACAATTGTTAGCTTACTTGAACAATGGGGTCTAGTAACTCTAGTTGATCCAAGTAAAGTAGTAGAACCAAAACTGCCTATCGAAAAGTTGAAGATACTCCCGTTTTCAGAAAAATTAAAGTGGGAGCTACAGCCAAAATATAAAATTGGTAAATTCAAACAAAAATCTAGTTGACATTCACGATCTAGTCAATTATAATGTAATTTTGGATATGATAAACTATGTTTTATACTAACTGTGTTATGGCTGGTAATGATCTGTTGGTTGTTGAATATGTTAATCAAAAGCGTGTATTCAACAGAATATCAGATTACAAACCGTACCTGTTTATAGAATCTGAGACAGAATCAAATTATAAAACAGTGTTTGGTCAGCCAGTTTCTCGTGTTGACTTTGATAGTATTCAAGAAGCAAAAGACTTTTTGAAAACATATACTGAATATCAAGGAATCAAAGTATATGGTCTCAGTCAATTTAACTATTGCTATTTAAACGAGAAGTATCCCAAAGAAATAAAGTATGATGTTGACGTACTATCAATTGTAACGATAGACATTGAAACAGACTCGTCTGGAGGCTTTCCCAACATTGAACAAGCAAATAAAGAAATCAATGCAATCACCCTACGAAAAAAAGGGAAAAGCATTGTATTTTCTTTGTATGATTTCGTTCCTCCGTCACAAAGCATCAAACATATTAAGTGTAGATCTGAACGAGAACTACTAATTCAGTTTGTTGAGAATTGGTGCAAACCCGAATGGTTTCCTGATATTGTTACTGGTTGGAACTGTGAACTATTCGACATTCCTTATATTGTCAATAGAATTAAAAATATTCTCGGTATGAACTATGCCAAACGATTGTCCCCTTGGAAGTACTTACGACCAAAAGTAATCGAGATTGGAACAAAGCAATATAATTGTTACGATATAGTTGGTATTAGCGTACTCGACTATCTCCAGCTGTATAGGAAGTTTTCTAATACACCTCAAGAAAGTTATACTCTAGATTTTATTTCAGAGCAAGAACTAGGGGAGAAAAAGGTCGACTTTCGTAAACAAGGGTACGAATCACTACACGATTTGTGTACTAGAAATCCTCAACTGTACCTAGAATATAACGTACAGGACTGTGCCCTTGTTGAAAAAATGAATGACAAGCTAAAATTTATTGAGCTTGTACTTGCTATCGCGTATGATGCAAAGACTAATTTTGTAGACGCACTAACTACTGTGCGACTTTGGGACACTATTATTCACAACCACCTTCTTCCAAAAGGAATCGTGATACCACCTCAAAATCCAAACGTTGAAAAAGAAAGACCAATTCAAGGAGCATATGTTAAAGATCCGCTTGTTGGAATGCATCGTTATTGTGCTTCATTCGACTTTGAATCTCTATACCCTACTCTTATTGAACAGCATAATATATCACCAGAAACACTGGTGGAAAAAACAAAGCTTTCAATTTATGAGATATTAGAAGAAACAGCTATTGATAAAACTGTAAAAGCAAAACAAAATAACTGGAACCTGACCGGGTCCGGTTGCTACTTTACCAATGAGCGTCAAGGATTTTTACCTGAGCTTATGACGAAGCTGAAAGCGAAACGCAAGCAGTTTAAAAATAAAATGTTTGAGGCCGAAAAGAGAATTGGTAATGGAGACCAAAAGGCAGAGTATGACTATGCAAGGTACAATGCATTGCAACATGCTATTAAGATCCAGCTAAACTCACTTTATGGTTCTCTAGCAAACCCTTACAACAGGTGGTTTCAACCAGAACTTGCTGAGTCTATTACGCTGTCTGGACAGATGACAACAATGTGGGTTGAAAAGCACTTAAACAAATGGTTGAATCAACTAAACCAAACACAAAAAGATTATGTGATTGCTGCTGACACAGATTCATGTTATTTTGTACTTAATGATGTGATAGCTCCTCTCAATCCAAAAACAAAGGTTGAAGCTATTGATATGATGGATGAATTTTGTAGAGACAAAATGCAACCAGCTATCAATAAAGCATTGAAAAGATTGAATGTTTTTACGAATGTAAACAAAACTATTTTAAATATGAAGAGAGAATGTCTTGGTGACACAGGAATCTGGACATCTAAAAAACACTACATCCTTAACGTATTTGATAAAGAGGGTGTAAGGTACGACAAACCAAAACCAAAGATGATGGGTATCGACGCTATTAAAAGTTCGACTCCTTTGGTGTGTAGAAATGCTGTTAAGGACTGTATCGATATTATTCTTAACGGAACTGAGCCACAGTTGATAGCATATGTAAAACAATTCAGACATCAATTCAATAACATGGAATTTGATCAGATTGCTTTTCCAAGGTCTTGTAACGGTATTACAAAATACGCTAACAGTCAAACAATTTTTGCAAAGCATACTCCAGTTCATGTTAGAGCTTCGATCATGTTTAATTACTGGTTGTACAAGAATCAGCTTAGTGATATAATACCACCAATAGAAGATGGTGAAAAGATAAAGTTTTGTTATTTGAAGGAACCTAATCCTTTCAACAGTCACTCAATTGCAAACCTATCGAAGCTCAACGATTATGACAATTATAGACAGTACATTGATTTTGATCTCCAGTTTGAGAAGACATTCATTGGACCTTTAAAATCAATTGTTGATGTTATTGAATGGAGTTTTGAAGAACCATCCACATTTACAGTAGACGATTTTTGGGAGTAACAATATGGTAAATATGACACTTTTAGATAAAATGTTGAAGAACTCAACAATCAAATATACAGATACTATAGAAAACTCAGAATTGTTTAATAATAGAGAAGGGTGGTCAACAACGATTCCGGCTTTAAATGTTGCATTAACAGGAGAGATAGATGGTGAATTCAACCCTGGTATGCTAGCTATAGCAGGTCCTTCTAAACACTTTAAATCGTTGTTTGCTTTATTGATTGCTAGATCATATCTAGAAAAGTATAGCGATGGAATTATGCTTTTGTATGATTCAGAGTTTGGTGCACCGTTGCATTACTTTAACTCTATTGGTATCGATACGAAAAGAGTAGTTCACACACCAGTGACTACAGTTGAAGAGCTACGACATGATTGTGTCAATCAATTGAAAGAACTTACTAGAGGCGACAAAGTAATTGTCGTTATTGATTCTATTGGTAATCTTGCTTCAAATAAAGAAGTTGCTGATGCTGAATCTGGAAATCAAGCTGCAGACATGACGAGAGCCAAAGCCTTGAAATCATTTGGCAGAATCGTTACGCCTCACCTGTCTTTGAAGAATATTCCTATGATTGTTATCAATCACACGTATGAAGAATTGGCTTTATATCCTAAACAAATCATGTCTGGTGGATGTTTAGTAGAGGGTACTAAAATTGTTATGGCAGACGGGTCTTTGAGAAATATAGAGCTCGTTAGAGAGAATGAAAAAGTAATGACTCTTCAAGGTCCTAGAAATGTTACACACACGTGGAATCCCGATACTTTATTAGAAGGAGAACCTCAATGTTTCGAAATAGAACTTGAGAACGGATATACAGTAGTTTGCTCTAAACAACACAAATTTTTAATTGATGGCCAATGGGTTTGTGCGAAAGATTTAAAAATTGGCGATAATGTGTATAATATTTACGACTAAACATGTTTATTATAATAACCTGAGCATCGAGCAAAAATAGGACGAAAAGGTTTTATAGTTTTAAAATCTATTCAGACATTAAAATCTATTCGAATTAAAAAAGAGCACAAGAACCTGTATGATCCAAACGAATGGATGCATTATTCAAAGATAAGGAAAATATTAAATGAAAATTAAATCAATAAAGGCTATTGGCAAGATTCCTGTATATGATATTTCTGTTGATCAAGCAGAACATTATATTCTTGAAGATGGTACTGTAACACATAACACAGGAATCTATTACAGTTCTAATGATATTTGGTTTATTGGACGACAACAAGAGAAGGATGGTACTGAAGTTGTAGGATATAACTTTATTATCAATATTGAAAAGTCCAGAAAAGTCAAGGAGAAATCTAAGATACCAATTAACGTAACACACGAAGGTGGTATCAACATGTGGTCAGGAATGTTAGAAATTGCTCTGCAACATGGTTTTGTAACTTCTGAAAAGAAGGGTTGGTACTTGAACAAAGTTACAGGACAAAACTGCAGAAAAGATCAAACCAATCAAGATAGTTTTTGGCTACCAATTATTAAAAACACAGATTTCCTTCGGGCTGTAAAACAACAATATTCTCAAGGTCAAGTAGGATTGATAAACGAAAATGCAGACAATTGAACATATTGTATTCGCAAACCTTCTTTCTAATGTAAAATTTAGACAGAAGGTTTTGCCATATCTAAGCCAAGATTACTTTGATAGTTACGAACAAAAAACAATTCTTAAAATTATTGACAATTATGTCGACAAGTACAAACCAAATACAATCGATTTCAACGTTCTATCCATCGAGATAGAGAACCAAAACTTCAATGAGGGACAGTACAAAAAAGTAAAACAGGAATTAGATCTGATAAGAAATGTGTCTGAAAAAACAGACATGGACTGGCTGATAG